AATCTTATGAAGGGTGGCTCTTCAACGAACGAAGAAATCAACGAAGGAATGTGGGGCCAACGCATCAGTAAAAAGCCGCATATGTTAATGGATAAAAATAACAAAGTTAAATTCGATAAACGCTTTAAGATGTATAAACCAAAAATGCAAGAAGATTTTAGCTTAAACGATATTTCAGATTTAGCAAGCTCAACAGAAGAGTTTATTGCAGAGGATACCGACATGATTAAATTTAATCAGTTTATTGATGAAGCCGCAACGCCTCAAATGAAAAAGGCAGCTGCAAGTATCGAAGCATATGCAAAGAAAAGCGGTGGCATTGATAAAGCAGACTTTATGAAAGCAGCAAAGATGCTATCATCTGGTAACGCGGGTTCAAACTTCATTAAGTTTGTAGACGATCTTGATACAGAACCACGTGAATGGTTAATCACTAATCTTGCTAAGACTATGGGTAAACAAACAGTTGAAAAAATGTTTAAAGTTAAAATCCGTGAAGAAGTTGAGCTTGATGAAACTTTATCACCATCTGAAAAGAAACTTGTCAATCAAATGTATGACAAGAAGGGTAACCTTACTGCAATTGGTAAAAAGGTTATGAACCACGGTAAAAAGCCTGGCGATAAAGGTTACGTAGAAAGCATTGAAGAAAAAAATGGCTTATGGGCAAACATCCATGCTAAAAGAGCTCGCGGCGAAAAGATGCGTAAAAAAGGTGAAAAGGGTGCACCTACACCTGAAGCAATGAAAGCTGCGCAGGAATCGTTTGATGAAGCTTATAAGATTACTAAAATCTATAACAAAGTTACTAAAAAGGATATTGCTGCAAAACGAAGCACAGCAACATATGCAGTACATTCTCACGACCGCAAATACTTTAAAGAGTTTCCAAATCAAAAAGATGCAGAAAAACATTTGAAATCTTTAGGTAAAAAGGAAGACATTGACGATATTGTGTCTAACCTTGATATGGTAAACGAAGTTTGTGGTGCAGGCGAGCAAGGTACCCCTCAGCTAACTAAAAAATATAAAAAAGACACACCGATGGAAAGCATTCCACCTGAAGTTGTAGGTGCTGCATTGGCAGCTCCAATGGTAGCTCAGGGTGCGAAGGCAGCTGCAAAGGGTGCGTACAAACTTGGTAAAAAGCTTTTATCTAAAAAGAAAACAAAAAAATGATATCTTTTAGTAAATACATTTCCGAAGGTGTTAAGCTTAAGTATATCCGTGATAAAAATATGGGTGTACTTAAGATGTGGAATAAAGGCGATAAGAAGTGGGTTGAATTACGCGGTAAACCAAACTTTGAAATTACCTTTGATCCTAAAGATCCATTACATAAAGCTATCAAAGATCTCGGTAAAGCAACTAATATATCAGATTTTGTAAATGGTGAAGAAGTAAGTATTAATCCAAATCATCCAGACGGTAAAAAAGCATTGCAGACTATTAAAAGGTTAATGAAATGAAATCGTTTAAACAATTTTGCGAAGGTTCAGAAACATGGGAAGCTGGTTATAAGCGACGTGTTGTGAAAACCACGAAGCCTGAGCATAAAGACGCAGGTAAGAATTGGCGTATTAAAGGTAAAGATAGACCTGAAATTTCAATTAAATTATATAAAGAAAAGCCATCGCAGGCTGAATTTAATAAACAAATGAAAAGAGTAGCGGGGCACGAGTTCGGTGGATAAATTTAGTAAATACAGAAAAAATCAAATCGATGCAATTTGTGAAGAGTGTAATCTATACGACGACTTGGTTGTAGAGGCTGCTGAACACGAGGGCAAAAAGGTTAAACTAAACGATCCTATCCGTACCTCTGAAAATCCAAATAAAAAGTTTAAAGTTTATGTCAAAGGACCAAACGGAAACGTAGTTGTTGTTCGCTTTGGCGATCCCAATATGAGCATTAAAAGAGACGATCCGGAGCGTAGAAAAAGCTTTAGAGCTAGACATGGTTGTGATAACCCAGGTCCTAAATGGAAAGCTAAGTATTGGTCATGTTACCAGTGGCGCGCGGGCGCTAAGGTAGACAGTTAAATAAATAAAAGAAAAAAGGCAATCTCATGCAAAATTTTAAAAACTATGTAACCGATTTATATATTATAGAATATGCTGAATCACAAGATATAGATATTAACGAGCTTACTGAAGAAGAGCTTAATGAGTTAATTGGTAAAGCTATCGGCGGTGCATTTAAAATAGGTGCTAAATCTGTTGTAGGTGCAGCTCGGTTAGCTAAAAAAGGTGCTAACAGAATGTCTGCTTCAGGTAGAGCAGATGCTGCTGAAAAGAAAGCTGATGCTTTAGAAAAAAAGCAAAAAGATAGAGAACGGATTGCTAAAGCTAAAGAAAGAGTAAGAGATGCCAAAAAGGCATTGAGAACAAATTCACAAACATCTACTGCTTAACATATAAATAGAATTACAAAACCCAAACAAGGAGATAAAAACAAATGGCACTTTGGGGAAAAACCGACACATTAGCAGATGTTCCAAAATGGTTGGAAGACGACGCTAATAATACAAACAAATCAAATGATCGCGACAACGCGGTGTTTGT